AAGATTTAAAAGAACAACTATCACATGACTTACAAAAAGAACTTATATCACTGGATAAAGCACAAATTAGCCTTAATGCTGAAGAAGCGAAGAACGGGAACTGGTTTGTATCGTCATGGCGACCCTGCATTGGATATGTTTGTGGGTTTAGTCTTTGCACTCATTACATTATCTTGCCTATCGCAACTTGGATAGCTGTAGTTAGCGGAACTGATTTACAACTTGAAAAACTTGAGTTTGATTTTTCGCAACTTACTACAATTCTTTTATCCTTACTTGGCATGTCATCACTTAGAACATTTGAAAAAACAAAAGGAATCCACAGCAAATAATATGTACGATAAAGTAAAAGAAATGCTTATAAGGCATGAGGGTGTTATGTGCACCCTTTATAAATGCAGCGAATCGCGGTGGACAATAGGTGCAGGAAGAAATTTGGAAGACAGAGGTATCACAGAAGAAGAAGCTATGTATCTGCTTGATAACGATATCAAAAGAGTTATGAATCAATTAGATGAATACTGGACTGTTTGGCGTAGCTTTCCTGAAAAGGGTCAAATGGTTTGCCTTGATATGTGCTTTCAAATGGGCATACAGGGATTTATGGGCTTTAGAAGGACAAGAGCTTTAATGGAAATGGGCATGTGGCTGGAAGCATCAGAAGAGTTGCTAGACAGCAAATATGCTATACAAACTCCAAACAGGGCAAATTACAATTCAAGACAACTTGCACTATGTGGCAAAGATGGCAAAGACATCGGAAGACCATCAAGGTAATTCAAGGCTAGGTGCTTTGGGTGAATCCCTAGTACAAACATTCCTACTGGAATATGCAGACTTTGTTTATCCAACCCAAGACAAACATCCTGCTGATTTATTATTTGAAGCTAATAATGCAAAATACACAGTGCAAGTTAAAACAAGAAGAAAGTCTAAAGAAGGCAAATTTACTTTTGCTGTTGAGAAGCAGAGAAATATGTCAGAGATTTATAAGAACTATCATTGTGATATTCTTGCTTTTGTTTTCTTTAGCCAAGAATATAAGCGAATTATCTTCAAGCCAAATACTACACCGCAAAACTATTTCACCTTTAGTGAAAAAGTTATAACCCCAACCCTAGAAATAGACTCTTTACAAGAAACCCTAGACACACTTAGCCAAGTGCCAGTTCTTAATCCTTTAAAATAATACTTGCTATTTATATATTCCTAGTTTAATATTTATATATTAATCAAATAAGGAGTTAGTATGGAAACAAACGAAGTGATATTTAACATAGTTGGTGCTGGGCAAATTTGCCTACCAAAAAGAGAAATTAGAGGTTATTACAAAGACTTTTTAACTGGTGAAACAAAAGTGCAAGTTGGCGAGTCCGAACATAAGGTCAGAGAGTCTTTGACAGAGATCGCATACCTTATGGGTGTAGTGCAATGATAGAAGAACTAAAAGCATACCAACCTAAGCAACGTGGCAAGGCTTGGGTTTGCGATGATATGCCTAATAAGGAATATCACAAAGGCGTAGGTATAAGCAGTAGTTTTATTAGAAGGTTTGGTGAGTCACAATTACATGCACTAGAACATAAGCAAAAGACAACACCAGCTATGGAGTTTGGAACTGCAGCACACTCATTGCTTGTAGAAGGGCAAGAAGCCTTTGACAAAGAAGTATGGGTTATAAGTGGTTCACCATATACAAAAGCGTATAAAGAAGAGAAGGTTCAACAAGAAGCACTTGGTTATATAGTAATGAAAGAAGATGATGCAAGTACTATATTTAGCATGAAGGAAAAGATGATTTATGAAGGCAATGCTTATCTTGATGCTAAGGGTAAAGTGCCTGAGTCTAGTTTTTACTGGTATGAAGATGATGTGCTATGTAAGTGCAGACCTGACTTAATATGTCCACCTTTAGATAATCCAAATAGCACAGATGAAATAGTTATAGTTGACTACAAGACTACTCAATCAGTGGAGCCATATGCCTTTGCAATGTCAGTAAAGAAGTTTAGATATGACTTACAAGCAGCATTTTATAGGCGTGGCATGGAAGCAGCTGGGTATAAAGTAGATTCATTTGTGTTTGTAGCTCAAGAGAAAACATATCCTTATGCATCTAAAGTATTTGTAATGACTAAAGAACAGATGGATTTTGGTTGGTCAATTATGCAAACTTACTTGGAGAACTATAAGGAATACCAAAAGGGCAAAACTCTAAGTGTTTACAATAGTCCTAATGTTGTTGAGTTGGTGTTGTGAGTAAGGGCAAAAAAGATAAGAGAGTATTTAGAAGTATGGAGAGTTTATCCTTTGCCCTTAACAACAGTATAAGGTTTTTAACAGCTATTGTGATAAAGTCTTTGCTTTATTACACAATTAATTTTAATATAAATATGGAGAGTAAATAAATGGACGAAATAATTAAAAAGGCACTTTGGATCCCTGAAGAGCTGCACAAAGATATAAAAATCTTTGCAATACAAAATAGCTTAACAATAGAACAAGCAAGTCAGATGCTAATTAAACTTGGTGTTGTTGCTTACACACATGCACAAAAAGATGATGCATAAAATAGACAGAAGAAAAGTTCCTACACATTTAAGGCATCTAACTGACAAGCAGTTGAAATTGTTAATGGAATTATTTAAACAGAGGTTTTAAGACATGCCAGTAAATAGCAAAAAAATTCCATTTCCAAATAAGAAATACAACATAATTTATGCCGACCCTGCATGGGAAGTTATGAGAGGTTGTGATTGGAATTCAGGCGGTAAAACTAAGCCCTTGCCATATCCAACTATGACAATAGATGAAATTAAGAATTTACCAGTTAATGATATTGCTGATAAAAATTGCAAATTATATTTATGGACAATAAATAAATATCTAAAAGAATCATTTGACGTTTTAGAGGGGTGGGGTTTTAAATATTCTACTACTCTTGTATGGGCAAAAAAGCCAAGAGGTTTAGGTTTGGGTGGTACTTACACTACTAATGTTGAATATTTACTACTTGCTAGTAAAGGTAAACAAAATGCAATAAAAAAACATGACACTTGTTGGTGGGAATTACCAAGAAGCTACCATAGCAAAAAGCCTGATTTTTTTAGAGAGATGATAAAAAATACATATAACAAAGATGAAAAAGCCATTGAGTTATTTGCTAGACAGACTTTTGATGGCTGGGATTGTTGGGGGAATGAAGTCTGATGCCAATTAACAGTAGAACTAAAGGTGCAGCTTTTGAAAGAGTTATATGCAAAAAGATTAACACTTATCTTGCATCTAAAGGTAGCACTGAGACTGTTAAAAGAAATTTAGATCAATACCAAACAAAAGGCATGGCTGATATCTACTGGGGTAACTTAGCAATAGAATGTAAGAGATACAAAGGTAATGGTAGAAGTGATGTATTTAAGAATGACTGGTGGTATCAAGCGGTTGAGAGTGCGAACGATGACCTAATACCAGTATTAATTTATAAATATGATAGGCGTAAGATTATGTGCGTTATACCTCTATATTTGATGGAGAGTGGGTATAAAAAGAATTGGGAACAATACTATATGTGTCCACTATCAGAAGTTTGTGAGAGGTTAGATGAAGTCGTACAAAAGGCGAATGGACTTAAATAGTTATTTATTTGAGGAAGATTTTGAAGAGTTTTGTAGGAGTTCCTACAATAAAATCCAAGTTGCATGTGAATTCTTAGGAATCATAAACGATGAGGATTATGAGGGTTTTAAGGAAAGGTGTTATACCCAACTTGAAACTGATTATATAAACAGTATCGAAAATTTAACGATACATTAAATGGAGAAAAATAATATGAGTATTCTTGGAGGTATGAGTAGTACCGAAAATAAACAGCAGATTTACTTAGGATTCAAAACAATGGGTCAGAAGTTTTATGCTAATGGTGAAACTGAGGTAGATGTTAAATATCTACAGCTAGACCCTGAGACTTTTAAATCAGGATGGGGTAGGTATACAAAGGCTGATGGTTTCCAATATAAATGGGATGCTAAGTTTGGCTCAGTTGACCCTAAACCTGATGAGGATTGGAAAAGAGCCTTTTCTTGCTGGGTAATGCCACATGGTGCAGAACATGCTTATCTATGGCAAAGATTTACTTTTGCTGAATCAAGTGCTTTTGATAGCATTTTAGATTTGTTTTGGAATGACAGAGCTAACAATGTAGGTAAATTGCCAGTTGTAGAGTTTACTGGTTCAAAGATAATACAAGTTGGCATGGGTAGTTCATCAGAGCTTTCATTTAAGTTTAGTAAATGGGCAGATAGATTTGATGGCAATGCTATACCTGATTGGTATATAGACCCTGATGCACCATCAGACGATGATGATGGTTTTGTATCGCCTAACGAAGGTCTTGCAGATAAAGTTAATGACATGATAGTAAAGACATCTGAGCTATCTGACGATGATATTCCTTTCTAATGCAGTCTGTTGATTGGGTAAAAATAGCACCTGAAGTTGCCAAGCAGCTTCTAGGTGAGCCAAAGAGTATCTCATCTACAGAAATGAGATGGGGTACTCATGGCAGTATGGTTCTCAACCTAGAGAAAGGCACTTTCTATACATTTGAAGGTGGCTTTGGTGGTGGGGTTGTAGAGCTTATTAAATACATGAATGAAGATGTAACAACAATTTTAAAACAGTTTGGTTATGATCAAGCATTGTCCTCTGACTCCTTACTCAGCGTTAGTGTGACTCCCCCAAATGGCATTAACAAGGGCAATGCAAGATCATTTGATAGAAAACAAATGGGAAACCTTTTTACAGAAGCATCTTTAGCAATGCAGTATGCTAAAGATTTTTGGGTTATGAGGTTTCCCACTGGTCATAGAATCAAACAAAAATATGCACCATTTAGTAAAAATACAGATGGTACTTGGTCACTAAAAAGACCTGAAGGCATTATGCCTTTGTACTATAAAGCAAAGCATACAGATAAGCCTATTTTAGTATCAGAGGGTGAGAAAGCTACATTAGGTGCAGAGAAGATATATGAAGGCGACTGTGCAACGTGGCATGGTGGCGTTAATAGTTGGAAAAAGTCTGACTGGTCACCTTTGTATGGCAAAGAAGTTTGGATATTTCCTGATAATGATGAAGCTGGATTTAAGTGTGCTAATGAAATAGCAGATATGCTAACAAAAAATAAATCTACAGTTAAAGTAATTACACCACCATCACATTTTGAAGATAAAGATGATTTGTGGGATGCACATATAAGAGGTGATTTTCCAACGTCAGGTGACTTAGTGACATATATAGAAAGCATGGATGAGTTTAAAGAGATAAAAGCACCTAGAGCCAGTCTATATTTCCAAACAGTTGATGAGATTATGTCTAATATAACTGAGCCTGACTGGTTGATTGATAAATGTATAGAACGTGGCACAGTGACATCTATATTTGGTGCAGCTAAAAGTGGTAAGTCATTTATAGCTATTGATATGGCATGTGCTGTTGCATCAGGAAGGACTTTTTATGGTTATAAGACTAAACCAGCTACAGTGCTTTATTTGGCTGGAGAAGGTTTTACTGGTGTTGGTCGGAGAATAAAAAGTCATGAGCAACACCACGACTACAGTTTAAAGAATAAGCCTTTATTAGTTAGTAACAGAGGAACAAGAATTGGTGACAATGAAGATTTTAAGAATCTACAAGAGGTTTGTAGAAACATAGAAAAAGAACAAGGTTCAATAGGAATGATTATTGTCGACACTTTGGCTAGAAACTATGGTCTAAATGAAAATAGCACTGAAGATATGAATAAGTTTATCCAGCATATTGATGATTTAAAAGAAGAGTTTAATGCATCTATTATTATTGTTCATCATACTGGTCATGGCAGTGGTGCTAGATCAAGAGGAAGCTCAGTATTACCTGCAGCATTAGATTATGAATTTAAGGTAGATAGAGATAAAAATAGTGATGATTCAGCTATGTTAGTTAATTTGAAGCAGACATTAGTTAAAGATGGTACGCCTATTGATGAAATGTATTTAAAGTTTAAGGAAATAGAACTTTTAGGTTTTAAAGGTGTTACATCAGGAGTACTGTTAGAAACTGATGAAAAGCCTAAGCATGATATATGGACAAAAGTAAGAACTGAAACTGTTAAAGCTATAGAGGATTACCAAATGGAAAAGAATCCAAATAGACCTATAGATGTTTGGATTGGCTCAACTATGTTGGGTCTTATTATGAATATTAAAAAGCCAACAGCACAGACAAGGTTGGGTGAGTTAAAAGACATGGGTATGGTGCATTATCATAAAGATAAAGGTTACCAGTCAAAAAGGTGGGATAATGAGATATATAAGTAGGTTTGGTTTTGGTTTGGTTTTGGTTGGGTTTTGGTTTGGTTTTTACCCAAAATTATCAAAAAGTTGGTTGGTTTGGTTTGCTTTTTCTAAAGCAACCAACCCAAACCACTTAGAAATTCACAAAATGAGACCAAACCAATGAAAACATATTTAGATGAATCTTTTGAAAGTGGATTAAAGAAATTAAGAGCATATGAATCTGAATCTTTTGAAAGGTGGGGTTCAAGAAAAAGAATATTTAAGATGTTAGGTCTAGATTTTGAGATTAAATTTTGTAGAGCAGAGTCTATGTTTAAGGATGCACTTTACAAGGGTCATGTTAAAGAAAAGATTAAAATGGTCGAGATGATGACTAGAGCCTTTGATTCACTTAACAAGAAATGCGAAGAGAGTGGTTATACAAGAATTCAACCTAATACAAGATGTTTTAACTTTGATAAGAAAACAGCAATTGTTTGTGATACTGATGATGAGAAGCCAATCTTAAACAAGATACATAAAGATGAGCCTGACATGATGATCTTTAGTGTAGAGGAATTATTAAGATGCATCCCATCAGACTTTATGAAAGCAAAAGAGTTATTGTCTAAGCTAGATAAGACTGTTAATTTTGCAAGGATAAGTTATGACTAAATGGCATGGTGGTAAGGGCAGTGCTAGACGACCTGAAAACACAAAGAAATATGAGGACAACTATGAAGCTATCTTTGGTAAGAAAAAGAAAAAGAAAGATGATAGGAAAAGCGATAGATAGATTTTTAGAGTGGTCGTTTCAGAACACAGAAGATAAATTAACTAAAAGGAGTAAAGTAAAGATGAGTATTAAAAAGAAAAAGCATGACCCAGTATCTGCACCAAAGCATTACAACAATGGCAAGGTAGAGTGTATTGAGTACATTAAACAACAATTAGGCTCAGAGTTTCCTAGTTATCTAGAGGGTTCAGCTATCAAGTACATACATAGACATCGTATGAAGAACGCTAACATACAAGACTTACAAAAGGCTAAATGGTATATTGATAAGTTGATAGCACATTATGAGGAACTATGACAATAACAATAAACGTAAAGACTAACGAGAAAGAACTAAAGAAACAGATGGGATTGTTTAAAAGAAAACACTTACCTGATGCAACTGCTAAAGCTATCAACAATGTAGGTGCAAAGGTAGTCAATGCACAAAGAGCACAGATACAAAAGAGACTGGATAGACCAACACCATTTACTATTAAGTCAGTAGATATGCCTAAGAAGTTTAGAGCTAAACCTAATGATCTATCAGCTCTTATCTTTGTTAAAGATATTGCAGCTAAGTATCTAAAGTATGTGTATGAAGGTGGCATAGAGAAAGCTAAGAAATCATCTATACTTGCACCAGTTACATCAGCAGGTGGTGAAAGGCTAAACAAGTTTGGTAATATCATTGGTAAGAAGAGCAACAAGGCTGATGCACCTAAGAAAATATTCTACACAAACAATGCATTGTGGAAGAGAGAAGGTAAGGACAACCTTAAACTCTTGGCTGTATCTAAACCATTCATCAAACATAGAAAGTTTTTGGATTTCTTTAAGATTGCTATAGGTGTAGTCAACAATAACTACAAGAAAGAGCTAGATAGACAAATTAGCAAGGCGGTTAGAAGATGAGTAGGTTCTTACTGAAGGCTAAAAGCATCGAAGGTTGCGATTTTTTTATTTTTCTAGACGAAGGTCAACAAAATCAGGTTTATTCACGCTAACGTATGGCCACGCAGAAGGATTTAGCTGATCATTTGTTCATTTCACCTCAAGCGGTGGGAAACCTCGTTAAAAATGGCGTAATTACAGTACATAAGGGCAGATCGCCTATAGATATTGAATTTGCTAGACGTGAATATCTAGAACATTTAAGAAAAAATCAGAATCACTACAAAAAGACTGGTAATAGCGGTGATATTGTTGAAGAGTCAACGAGACTTAAAAAGTTCCAAGCAGATAAAGCAGAATTAGAAGTCAATCAATTAGAAGGTAAATTAATACCTGCATCACTAGTTAGAGACACATGGAGTGGCTTAGTATCAAATGCACATGCTAAGTTCTTAAATATACCAACAA